GACAAATTCAAAGAACCAAACCTGGTGAGTACTACCATTGGCATCAGGATCAAGAATCGGATTCCCCCCCGAATTTGTTTACTTATATCATTTACTTGAACGATGTTGAAAAGGATTCGGGTGGAACTACTGATTTTAGTTGTGGAAAAATCATACAACCAAAAGCGGGAAAAATTATGTTTTTCCCCTCAACATGGACTTACTTTCATCGTGGTAAAACTCTTGAAAAAGGTATTAAATATATCGCAACAGCTGGGTTAATGTTAGAACCTATAAGAGAAATTGCAAGGTCTAGACGAGAAATGGAGCAGCAAAGTAAACCAGTTTTACCATTTATTGTTTCACGTGATTAACATGAAAAAAGAATATTGTATAATCACAATATGAATAAGGACCAAGCCATTCTTATTCATGATGTGGCATCATTAACGTTTCTCGCACCATTCTCTGTATTATGTCTAGCTGAGGTGATATTTGGATACACCGTATATCCAATGTTTTTGACACATGCTCTCACTACCTATATGTCTTATGACCTCATGTGGATAATTATCCAGCCTAGGATTGTGCATACATTTAGAAAGTTAATCATACTTCATCATTTAGTATGCCTTATAGCTCTTCTTAGACCCCTCATGTATACTGAAGAGGCTTTTGTTGTTGGCCTCGTGGGTATAGTTGAAATTGATACATCTCTACTCACTATTCGAAGACTTACACCTAGAACGAGTTTCATATATCCCACAATAAATGATATGTATCACGCGTCAAATCTATTGATTCGGGTGGGGTATGAGTCGTGTATGACATTGTATTTGTCCTCTTTTTATGCATATGAGAGTATGTACACGAAATTACATATTCTTGGGTGTCAGTATTTCATAAATATTTTCAGTTGTGGTATTTGTGCCCTCACCTATTCGAAGAAGAACCCAGCTTTAAGATTTAAATCTAATCCATAATTAGAATGACTAAAGACGAAAAAGCTAAACCCAAGCGTGCACCCAATGCGTACATGATGTTTTGCAAGAAGACGCGACCCGAGATTACCAAGGAGAACCCTGACATCACATTTACCGACACTGGTAAAAAACTAGGGGAGATGTGGAGAGCTCTCACCGACGACGAGAAGAAGAAGTACGCGAAGTAAGTATGAGATATTACAATTTGTAATGAAGGAACGAATATCTCCTAGATTTGGTCAACCATCAACTTAAGGATGTTAGACGTATTATAAATATGATGCAATTAGGTATATTAATCGCCGCCCAATTCGGTCATATGCAAGATGTACTAGCATTGATCGAGGCGGGTGCTGACATCAATATGTGTAATCATAATGGTTCGACACCACTACATATGTCCGCCCAAAATGGTCATGATGGGGTAGTGAAGGCTCTAATCGCATCGAATGTGGATATTAACAAGACTGATGATATTGGGTGGACACCGTTGTTACTAGCCATTGAATACGGTCACGAGACAACGGTGAGGATACTGATTGAGGCGGGTGCGGACACCAACAAGGCGTCATACAGCGGTATGACACCACTATTTAACGCTACACTGAAGGTCATGAGACGATACTACAGATGCTCACAGACTTAAGGATTTGAGCCATGATACAAGTAGATGTCCCTCGGGGTCAAGAAGCTCTGTTACGATGCTATTGTGCCTACTCGTGGGTCTGATCGTTCTGTGGGATATGATTTATATAGCTCCGAGGATGCCATGGTTCCTAGCCAGGCTGGAAGAGCAATCGTAGGAACTGGCATCACAGTGGTTCTTCCACCTGGGGTATACGGTCGTGTAGCTCCCCGCTCGGGGTTAGCCGCAAAGCATTGCATCACTGTTGGTGCGGGTGTGATTGACCCTGATTATACCGGTGAAATCAAAGTCATTCTATTCAACCATGGAGAGAAAGACTTTGAAATCAAGAAGGGTGATCGAATCGCGCAACTCATTCTAGAGCGTTGTGAGACACCCCCAATTGAGGAGATTAGTATCGTCGAGGATACTGAGAGGGGTGACGGGGGTTTTGGGTCTACTGGCAATTAGCGAACCATAGGTCTTCGGGTGTAGGCATGAAAAGTATACCCTGACTCATAGTCATATACAATTTAGCCTTATCCACGTTAGGGTAAGTGTGTAATACCCATCTCTCCCAATATTCGGCTCTGAAGAAGTCTTCCCAATCTTCTTCTGTACTTTCTTTAATGTTCAACATCCCCTTTTGTATTTCATACTGATTCCTCTCTATTCGCAGCTCCTTAGGAATGATAGCCCCCTTTCCTAAGAAGTTGTGCACGCATAAGACGGGGATTACGATGGTCGGGGAAATATTGAACCCCCACCTGACCAAAGTCTATGGCTCTCTTGGTTGGGAGAATCACTCTATACTTGTGGGTAATAGAAGGACTGGGTGTAAGGACGACGTGCATTAAATTTATTCAAGATAAAGTTTTAGTATTATTAACTCATATGAAGATATATGAATCCATTGACTCTATTACTATCCGAGTTGGTGAATCTGCTAAAGAGAATGATGAACTGTCAATGACGAGTGACCCCAAACACTGGTGGATGCATGTATCCGGATGTCCAGGTGCACATGTAGTAGTGTGTCATCAAGGAGACCAACTACCAAGGGAGACGAAAAGGGATGCTGCGGTTCTTGCTGTCTACCATAGTAAGGTACCAAAGACAAAGATGTCACCGGTTGATCTTGTTAGGGTTGACCAAATAGCAAAGTATCAAAAGTCCACACATGGACTAGTGACTTTGGAAGGTGAAGTTATGCAACTGACAATTTTCATGAATAAGGAAAAATTGAGACTTGATAGATTATTAAAAACTAAGTACATTCTAAAGTAAACTGGTGTAAAGTCCAGCGATGTAGTACACATCCTTGAACCCGAGACCTTCTAATTTCTCTGCTGCAAATCTGGCCCTTTGCCCAGTGTTGCAATAGACGAGTAATCCCCTTCTAGGGAGTTCTGTGGTGGTCTTTTCGTTCATCTTATCAACAGGGATATGAAGCGCTCTAGGGTAATGTCCTGTGCGATATTCCAAGGTGGTACGAACATCGATAACCCTCTTTATTTTACCATCCTTAATGAGTCTCTTGGCTTCCTGGGAGGACACGAGATTCTGACCATAATATGTGTAGGCTGTGAGAGCGGCGAGACCACCGATAAATACAAGTGGAATCATATTACTATTAAATAAGGTTAATAATTTGGATACTTGACCAATTGTGGGTATAGAAACACCAATCTTCTCTTGCATGAATCTCTTGTTCAATTCAGGTTTAACACATGCGTGTAGAGCCCCTGCTGCAATAGTTTTTGCGTGTCTGGACATGAGTTCGGGACAATTTGCAGCCCTCTCGGCGATCTCGGTCATGCGAAACATAAATCCATCTCATTTATTCCAAAGTGTTTTGTAACATGGAAATCGCAATAGTATAATTACGTTTTTTACGGACATCATCTTTCACTACTTACCTTTTTAGGTTCGAATTGTGTTAATTTCTTTTTTCTAATTTTTTATATTTCCTTTTCCACTTTTGACCTTGTTTGATTTGTGAAAGAAGCTCACCAATATGAGACTTCACTCCACGAACAGCGTCAAGAGTAGGTGTTTTACGAACTTTCGTCTTTACCATTTTTTACGTGATTTTAAAGTTAAATACCTAGGACTTAGGTTTGGTTTAGTTACCAAATGCGACACCAGCCATACCATCCTTGATACGAAGGATGTTATAGTTGACCGCGTAGACCCGGTGGAGGGCGTTACCACCTGAGGGGTTTACAAGGGTGAGTTTGGCGTTATCGATACGCGAGAAGTTTAGGGTACCAGTGGGTTGCATCTTGCTCAAATTGATGCAGAATGGCCAAGTGTAAGTGGGCAAATCTTCGAGAACATCATCGGGGAGGTCGGTGCTGTGCATTTCTGGCACGACCGTGTGGTGGTACAGGGACGAAGTTTCTTCGAACAGAGTTGTACCATTGATGTAAAGGGAAGACTTATCGAAAGTAAAGGCTGTGTCCCAATCGGCACCTGCAGTGGTGTTACCAGAGACCAGGTGGAGAGACTTAACGGGGTGGTTGAAATAACTGATGTCGATATCAGTATCAGTCTTGGTCGCGAGTTGATGTTGGGTCTGAGTAAAGAGAATCTCATGTTCGGTATCAGTGAAGTACTTACGTTCATCGGTGTCTAAAATACACATAGTTACCCCAAATTTTGGGAGTACCAACGGGGGTGTATCCATCACGGCACTTGATGCGAATCTCAACATCGTGGTACTGGAGCGCCACTAGGGGTAGGCACTTAGTGTAATCCTCACCAAAGAAGAAAGGGATCATGTAATGATCGGCGTGAGCACCAGTTCCCTTCGCGTTTTCGGGAACTTCGTCGAGTGTCACAGCGCATGTAGCCTTAGCCTGATCCTGTTTGTACAAAGCATTGTGCACACCCTGGATGTAAAGGGAATCGAGGCGAGTTACTTCCTGTCCACCGATCCAAAGAGAAAATTCGGTCACACTCGTATCAGTCGATTTGAAGAAACCGGTGTCAACATCACGAGTCGCTCCGATACCTGTGGCTTCTACCCAGATGTAACTGAGTAAATCACCCTTTGTACTCAAAGGGATGCTGACTTCGTTACCTGAACCGAACACCCCGATATAGTCGAGACGTTCTGGCTTGATAGCGAAATTCGTATC